AGGTGATAAATGAAAACAACAGTAGATAATAAAACAATAGTAGAAAAGCTAATCCAGTACCAAAAAGATCATAATCTCAATGACACTGAGATGGCCAACACTATACATATTAAGAGCTATTATTGGAACCATCTATGTGCCGGACGGAGACAACCTGGCCCGATGTTTTACGGCGGTGTCTTGGTAGGATTACCTAAGTTCAAAAATGATGTGATTTTAGACTTGAAATCTAGATTAACCTCTACCGAACATTCCGGCGACAACGGCGGGCAAAAAGGCAAAGGTCTACGAGTGGGGTTTCAGGGCAGTAGAAATTCTTTAGCTACGAATGGTGGTACTTCACGTAATGAATATTTTCGGACTGAAAGGATATCTAAACGTAGCAAAGAAAAGTTAACCTCTGCCGAACAAGAAAAGGCCAAAGGGGATGTTTCCAATGGATAAGGGGACGCTCATATCAACAAGTAGATATTCAGTCCTGGCCACGCAGGAAGTGCTTTCGTATGGAAGAAGTCTATGCCAACGGCGGTTGCCATGATTAAGCCTTACTACGACCGTGAAGGCATAACGATATATCACGCCGACTGTCGAGACATACTACCTGAGTTGCCAAAGGTGGATTTGGTGCTGACTGACCCGCCGTACTGGACTCTTGACAGATGGAGAGAGGTTGGGACTACGACAAGGTTAGGCGGCAATCGAGATGAATCTAAACGCACCGGTTGGTTTCAGACAATAGACCAGACGGAATTGCGGGAATTGATGTGCTCAATATATCAATTATTAAAGCCAGAACGCCATGCTTACATTATGGGTGACGGCCAAGTATTGAAATGGCTATTAGGGTATGCGGAGGAGGCAGGGTTTTCAAATTACAAACCTATCGTCTGGGATAAAGTTAATCAAGGCATGGGGTATCACTACCGATGCCGCCATGAATATCTTGTAATGTTAGACAAGGGTAAAAATAGAAAACTGAATAGCCTGAGTACCCCTGATGTTTGGGTATTTAAGTCTATTCGCACAGAGTTTCCAACTGAAAAACCCGTTGACCTTATGACTTTACCAATAGAACATTCCACTCAGCGTAATGAACTTGTGCTTGACCCATTTCTAGGAAGTGGTACCACTTTAGTTGCTGCAAAGCGGGCTGGCCGTAAGGCCATAGGAATAGAGATTGAGGAAAAGTATTGCGAAATCGCAGTTAAGAGACTGAGCCAGGAAGTGATGGCACTATGAAGTGTCACCGTATGGCTCTGGTCTATGCGGCTAAAGGGGAGTAAAGAATGGAGTGTATTAGATGCGGAGGTTGTTGCCAATCTATTCCATGCTGGTTTGCACAGATAAATTATCACTTAACTGAAACCAATTCTAAATGTCCAGACCTGATGCAAAATTCAACTGGTCAATACACCTGCAAACGAATGTGGAAAGATGATAACTTTAGGCAACTCATGCTAGGTACAGGTTGCCACAATCCTGAGTTTAGAAAAGAGCTGGTCTATGCGGCTAAGGGGGAGTAAAGATGAAACTGACAGACAACCAATACTGGATATACTTTCTGGCCTTCATGCTCAGCCTGGTCAGTCTAGGCACGTTTATCCTGATGTGGGTTAAAGGTGCAGTCTACATAGTAGAGCCTAGTGTAACCGTCCGGCTGGTTGAGACTGTGTTGGCATCGGTGTTGACGGTGTTTGCCTTTACATCTTGGGTAAGAATGGTTCAGCGGAGATCACGCTAATGGCACTCGATGTTATGGATATGGTCGCAGTCGAACGGCTAGTTGACCAGAAAATAGCCCTACTCAAAAAAGAAATGTTCGGGGCTTTAGGTCGCAAAGGGGCGGCTGTGACCAATAGCCTTCACAGCCATGAGGAACATGTTGCTTGGGGCAAAAGTGGAGGACGGGGAAAAAAGAAGGTTAAAGAGGTCTATGCCAATGGAGGCGAGCATGAAACTGACTAAGCGAAAGGCCATTGAGTTATCTATTGAGTTGTGGGCGTGGCTAGCTGAGACAGGATTGCGTAAGTACGATTATTTTGAAAAACGCAGAGGCAATATACCTTTCCTGGCCTGTTTCCTATGTGAATATGATAAGCAACATGGAGGAAACTGTTCAAATTGCCCCTTCTATAAACGGTATGGACATTGTATGGAGTCTTATTATTGCAAATGGTGTATGAGTGATACCGAAGCCGACCGCAAGAAGTATGCCACTGAGTTCCTAGCCCAACTCAAGGAATTACTTCAATGAAGCGCCTCTGGCGCTGGCTCTTTGGAACCGACACCATCTGCCAGTCGTGCAAGCGGCCTGGCTGCATGGAGCGGCGGCTGAGGACACCGGGCTGGAAGCGTCAAGAGTGCCGAGATTATAGGGGGTATAAATGACAACGATGATTTGCGACCATTCAGGGACTTGCGATACTGTAAAATGCGAAGACCATGGGGAACACGAAAGTAGTCCAAATTGTACTATTGTCTGCCCCTGGCACAAAACCGCCAAATGCATCCCTGTAGAGCCTGAACAAGAGGTCGTAATAAGCATATGCGATAATTGCGCCAAATCCAATGAATGTACTGAAAAGGAAAGAAAGCTAGTTGTATGTGCAAACCACGAATGGCCTCAGACCCCACCTGTAGAGCCTCAACCTGTAGCCACTGAAACCACCAAGCAAACCGCTTGGGAGTCATTAAAGGCCAAACTACTTAATATTCCAGAACCTGAAGCCTTCAAAGAGTGGCTACAGGCTAGAGACTTGAAACTGGCCGAGGCGGTACTGGATAAGTGGGCAGATATAGGTGAAACGGACTGTGGTGGTTATAACTGGCGAGAATATGTTGATGATGGCGAACTAGAACAGTTCATCGCAGAATGGGGGAAGTAAGATGGCTGAGTATGAACACATCGGCGGTCATGGCGATGTACTGGTGGACGGTGATGCTTACTTCTGCACCTTTCATCAACAGTGGGAGCAGTTCCCTATTGATTCGCATATACCGGACGAGGTAAAGAACAATCCATTCTACCGGTGCTTTAGCGATCCGGTGAAGGTCTAACCGTGTACCAGTGGGGGAGTGGTATTGCTAGCCATTCCCCCCGAAAGGAAAGAGTAGATGTATCGTCCGATAATCCATTATCTTTACATTACAGGCAAAATAGCTTGTGGGGAGACTTCCCCAAATGCAAAAACCACATATATACCAGAGCGTGTCACTTGTAAGAAGTGTTTATTAACCAAAAAGCAGGTCAAGCCATGAAGAATCAATATCCTGAGTTTATATCAGATGGTGTATCAAGCCAGATGGTTCGTAATCCCTTACATGTGGCTTTTCAAGAGGGGTATGAGGCTAGAGTACAAGAAGAAATAAACGAATCACGAGAACTATTTGAGGATTACAGCGCGGATGCCGCTATGGATGATTGGAAGCGGGACCAGGTAGCAAAGGAAAGAGAGGAATAGATGGAGAATAACACGGCGTTAACTCTACAAGAGACTCATACACTAGGTAAAACTTTAGCGGCCAGTGGCTTCTTTCCCGATGCAAAGCAAGAGGCACAGGCGGTGGTCAAGGTACTGGCTGGACGTGAACTTGGCCTGGGGCCGATCTATAGCATGACAAAGGTCTACATAGTCAAGGGCAAGGTGATGATAGCGGCTGAGATCATGGGAGCCTTGATTAAAAAGAGTGGGCGTTATGACTACCAAGTGAAGGCTCTGACTAACAATGAATGCGTTTTGCTCTTTACTGACAATGGAAAGACCGTTTACGAGAGTACCTTCACAATGGAAGATGCTAAACGTGCTGATTTGGTGAAACCCGATAGTGGCTGGATGAAATGGCCTAGACCAATGCTATTTAGTAAAGCCTTGAGTCAGGGCGCAAGGATAGTATGCCCTCATCTGATTGCAGGAGCTTACACGCCAGAAGACTTTGGCTTTAAGACGGATGAATCTGGTGAGATTATCACTCCTGTGTTTACCGAGGTTAAATCTGAGGTTGTTGAACAGACTGAGCCTGTGTTATCCAGCAAGGAACAGCGAGAGGCCATTTTTGCATCGGCTAAAAAGGCTGGCATATTAGAGGATGATTTGAGAGGGGATATCTTTGAAAAATACGGTGTAGACTCCACCAAAGCGCTCACCCAGACACAGGCCAGTAAATTGATTGATTATCTCAATAGCTTGCCGGTGCCGGAGAAGGAGGCTTAACGATGGCAACTAAGGCTAAAGCACACCAGCGGTATAAGAACAAGGCCGGGGATATCGTTCCTGGTGTAACTACTATCACTAATCTCAAGGCGAAGCCGCAACTTGTTATATGGGCTAATCGCTTGGGACTTCAAGGGATTGACTCAAGTAAATACAGAGACGAAAAGGCTGATATCGGGACTCTAGCTCACGCCATGATATTGTCTCACCTTAAAGGAGAGCAGGCTGATACATCAGATTACTCAGCTAATCAGATAACCGAGGCTGAGAATTGCTTCCTGTCATATCTGGCATGGGCAAAAGGCAAGGATATCAAACCTACTCTTGTGGAGCAATCTCTAATCAGTGAATCCTATCAATTTGGGGGCTGTCTGGACTTCTATGGAACCATCAACGGTGAACGGGTACTGGTAGATTACAAGACGGGTGGCATATATGACGAGGCCAAGATACAAACCTGCGCTTATCGTCAACTGTTGATAGAGAATGGACACCCGGCGCCGGCAAAGATTGTCATCCTTGGCATACCGAGAACTGAAGACGAAAAGTTTCAAGAGGTTACGTTTACCAAGTTTGATGTAGGGTGGAAGTATTTCAAGAATCTTCGAGAGAATTACGATCTGGACAAGTTACTGAAGTAACCCCGACAGCCGGAAAGGAGAGCTAGGTTGATTCAACACTTCTGTAATCAATGCAAGCAGCCTGTTATACGGAACATGGTTACTGACCCGCTAATGGTTGAAAGTGGGATATTCAATATACAGGTTACGGTGAGACCATCTGAGGCTTCCGGTGACGAAGCCCTGTGCTTGGGTTGTCTTATGAAGGCACTGAACAAGCGGCCTTATGTTAGAAAAGCAAAAGAATCCACTGAGGGAAAGGAGTAGGAAGGTGAACGAAAAGACCACGGAATTAGTCAAATACACATTCACAAGAGAAGAAAAAGAGGGACTGGCAGACGAGTTATCAAGGGCAGTAAATGAACTGATGGGACTGCAAGATGACCAAAAGGCGGTAGCTGCACAGTTCAAAAGCCAAATCACAGCAAAAGAAGCTGGCATAAAATCCCTATCAGAAAAACACCGTTCCGGCTATGAAATGCGGCGTGTGGACTGCGAGGTCAACATGGATTACACCGCTGGCATGGTCAGGACGTTTCAGATAGATACCGGAGAGTTGGTCAAAGAACGTGTTATGACAGTCCAGGAACGGCAACTGGAATTATCAAGGGCTTAGTAGTGGAACTAACCCCGAACTCTAGCTAGGGGTAGTATTAACGGGAAAGGAGTCCCCCACAGGCTAACATGGTAACGTTTGAAATGGGTGACACCGAGGGCTTTGCTAGAGAGCCTTCGGGGATAAGAGTGAGAAGATGCCAATTGTACATTGTCAAGCAAAAGACTGCAAATTCAATGAAGATGAAACTTGCAATAAAGAAGTACTTTGGCTTTCGGATAGCGGTGGATTGCCAGAGTGCGATGATTATGAGGAAAGTTATTAGCCAATAACGCCGTGAGGCTTGTTGGACTGCTTGGTGGAGATAAACCATAGACTGAGAGTAACTATTGGTGGGTATCATTACTCTGATACGGGATTAAAAGGCTTCTAGCCGCCGTACAATGGATTGACCCATCAGCCAAAGCAGTTGCCAGTCCTGAGCCGAGGAGTTGAGCCGACCATCATAGGACGGTAAAGGAAGAAGTTTTAGAGATTAGAGATAATCCTATCACAATCCGTTGGGCGGGCTGACAACAAGTGAGTGTCAGGTTAAAGGTGTACAGAAAGTGTACGTGTAGGCTTCAGGACAAAGGTCGGGGCTGGTATTTGGTGAAACAGCGGGATGCTGACCAGACTAAGCGGATAAGAGTAACTGAGCCAGCCCTGACCGGGAAGGATGAACATGAACGATAGGTTGCTGAGTGCAGATGAAAGAGAACTAATATACGAAGGCATTAAAATAGATGAGGTTGAGGGCATAGATAGGGACAACTTGCGTACTGCAATATTACTAGGAGCCGAAGCCCAAGACGCCAAAACACTCAAGGCAGTGGGCGAGTGGCTATTGAAACATCCTCATGCCGAAGGATATTTTGTCAGTCAGAAATCTTTAGAAGCCTTGAGAAGCGGAAGGATGCCGGAGTAGATGGCTAGTTGGGAAATAACCATACCAGGGAGACCAGTGCCAAAGGCGAGGCCGAGGGTATGCAAGAACGGTCACGCCTACACACCGGAGCGCACAAAGACCGCTGAGGAATGGGCACAATGGCACATCCGACAAGTGTTGGGCGAACCTGATAATACTAAGATTATCAGTCCTATATTTTTATCAGTGTCCTTTCAATTCAGTGGTAAGAAGCACAACAAACTGAAATATCACATTCAGCGACCAGATTTGGACAACTTAATAAAACTTATATGTGATTCTCTTTTGCCCTGGTTGGCTGATGATTCCATAATCTCAAAATTACAGGCGGTAAAAATGTTCGTGCCAAATGTTGAGGAATCAACATGGATTCGTATAGACGAGTTAGAGAGCTGCGAGTAATCAAGTGACCATGAACGGAGGTGTAGCATGACAGTGCAAGTTTCGGGTGAATACAAAGGATACAGAATAGTATGGAGTCAGCTCCGTGATTGTTTTGATGTTTCATTGGATGGCGCTATAGTCAAGGAAGATTTTGAAAACCCTAAAAGGTGTATGGACTATATAGATGGCTATATTGAAAAGATGAATAAGCAGAAGTTTAAGAGAACTCCTGTTTTTAGGGCTGATAGCAGGTGGGATGTGCTTGAAATAAAGCGCTGGGTTGCAACAAGTTATATGACGGAAAGCGGTAGTAGTTATGCTTGGGTGTCTCACGATGGGAGAAGAAGTAAAGAACCAGCTGATAGTTTGTGCTTGGATAATGAGGCTAACAACGCATTGCTGGAGAAAATAGAGGTGGAGGTACAACTGCGAAAAGAGGCGGATGTTAGAATAAAAGCCCTCTTTGGCCAGATGCATAAATTGACTATTGATGCAATGATAGAGGCATAGCAGTGGACAAGCTACGAGAAGTCTATGAGAAGTACAAACACCTTGACCCTGTGCTAACCGATACCGAATGGGCTGGTAATAAATTAGCCTACCGTATGGCTCAAGACCTGTGGGCAGCTATTAAAGAGGCGTTGGGAGAGAAATGACCTTCCGCGGCGACAAATGGACTAGGCTCTATGGCTCTCGAATACCCATCGGGGCAACGGTGGAGCTTATCCGGTACATGCCGAGGCGCAGAGTCAAGATAAGATACAATGGCGAGCTATTTAATACATGCTTGTGGTGTGTGAAGAAATGACAGCCCATCAACTCGGATTCTTTGAGGTGAAGTTATGACCACATACCGGTGTACCCTTCACCTGCCACGAGCAGTATCAGTAATTACACACCGGTTTCTAATGCAGTGGTTTGAGAAGCAAGGGGGACTGTGCTAGATGGACACAAAACTAGGCATCATATACAGCCAGATACCCAAAGCCACATGCCCCGAAGGCTGCGGGAAGTGCTGCGGAATTGTCTATCCCAGTAGACTCGAATTAAATAATATTTACTCGTGGTGCGTGCTGCATAAAATAGAGCCAAAGGACTTCACCATGGCACCTGAGCTTGACTGCCCTTACCTCGGGCAAGACAAGAGGTGTACCATCTATCCGGTTAGACCATTCCTGTGCCGGATATTGGGAGCGAGCCATGACTTACCGTGTCCCTTGGGGCTATGTAGTGCCCGCCAGAGGCTTAATAGTGCGGTAAGCCGTCACCTATATAGCCAAGTCTACCTACACGGCAAGGAGAAGGCCAGGACAGAGCGTCACAGACGGGTATTGCTCCCGTTGATTAGAGAATCGTTGAAATAATGTCCACCCTTAAAACCATAGGCAAAGCAAAGATAGACCTGACCGTTAGGGGTTGCATTGACTGTGGCACGCTTTGGAGTTCCGGGTGGGAAGTGGCCAAGAGGGTAGAAGTGACGGTAGACGGCTCCCTCTTCTATGTTTGTGTTAATAGGTGTGCTGACTGCTCTAACAAGGCGAAAGGGAAGCAGAATCAACCGGCATTGTTTGAGATTGAGGCAAGATGAGCGATAAATTGTCAACTATCGGGTGTCTTATTATAGCTCTGGGCCTTGGCATTGGTAGTATGTGGCTTCTGTACCACTGGGATAAGCATTTGTTTTGGTTTAAGTTGGTTTGGGGGTGATAGGTGAAAGCTCAAGAAATAGTAGAAATATTCAAAAATAATATAAGGATTGATGCCTGTTTAGCTCAAGGAGTCTGTAATAAATTCACTTGCAATGGGTGTCCTCATAATGATGAGGAGGACTATACAGCACTAAATATGAATCCATCCGGCAAACTTTCCAAAAGAGGACGATATCAACTGGGCGTAATAGATACTCTCGATTATAAAGGATTAGAAATCATATTTTGTAGAATCTGTTATGGAGACGGCAAAGGAAAGCCTTGTGAAATTAAACGTAAGAATTGTATTACGTTGCAGGAAATCATCAAAGAGGTCAAGGGATTTGGGTTTAAAAAGGTTATTGGATAGGGGGTGATATTTGGCTAGAGGTCGAATGGTCAATCGCAAGATAACAGTATCAAAGCGCGTCAATGAACTTCCGGGGCAAGCCCCTTTATTATATACATGGATCATCCCCCACCTTGATGTAAATGGTTGCTTTTGGGGCAGCGCCAGCATGGTTAAGTCCCTCATATTCCCCCGAAGAAATGACACAGTTGAAGAGATTGAGGCTTATTTACAGGCAATGGAGCAATCAAAAGATGAAAATAATGTGTCATTAATCATCCGTTATAAGGTCAATAATGACATATATTTGCACATGCCAGGGTTTGAAAGTGAGCAAGTTGGGCTTAGGAAAGACAGAGAAGAACCCGAATACCCCCCATATTTAGCTACAAAACCAACAAAAAGCCGGAAAGTTGCCGGAAAGTTGCCGGAAAAAATCCCGCAGAAGAGAAGAGAAGAGAAGTTAACGGTAAGAGAAGTTAAGTTAAGTGAAGAGAAGGCGGCTGACGCCTCCCCCCAACTTATTTTTGGCGAGTTCAAGAATGTAAGACTTTCCCAGGACGAACACGCTAAGCTGGTTGAACGCCTCGGTGAAACTTCTGTCACTGCGTTAATCGAGAGACTGTCGTGTTACATGCCCAGTAAAGGAAAGACTTACCGTAACCACTACGCTACGCTTTTGAACTGGTCAAGAAATGGTAACAACGGAGGCAATCAGGTGAAAGGAGGTACGGCCAGTGGTTTTAGCAACAGATGTCCAAAGCAATATACTACAAAACCCGACGATTAGAGATAAATACCTTAAACTGAGAGCGGAGTTTGAGATCCAAAACCCTGAATTGTTTAATGTGGCTGTGCCGGACAACAAAGCCAATAGAGAGATATGGGACAACGTAAGAGGCGAGAGAATCAGGTTGTGGCGGGAGTTCATTGAGAATTATTACGGCCCGGCGCCGAAGCCTCTTTGTAGAACTTGTAATGAGGGCGGTTGGGTATGCGGTGAAAATGGCAAAGCTAAACTATGCCCGTCGTGCCAGGGCAAGGATTGGGAGAAGATAAAATACGCTCGCCGTATGGAATTTAGCAATACACCCGAAGCTCGCCGGAACGACAGTTTTAATACCTTCAAGCCGCGAGCAGGGACGAAGACAGCCCTTGAATGTGTCGGCACTTTGGCTAACGGCCTATCTGAGTATAAACTGATTCTGCTTTGTGGCCGGAATGGTGTAGGCAAAACCCACCTGGGGCATGCGGCGGTCAACCGAGCCTTGGAACGTGGGTTGATAGCGTGTTTCTGGTATGTGCCGGCACTATTCAGCAAATGGCGCTCAGAAATGGCGGAAATAGGCAACGCCGATATTTTCCTTCAGAACCTTGAAACATGTGGGCTGTTAGTGCTGGACGATATAGGTGTGAGACCTCCAACGGAAGCTCAAAAAGGGGTATTGGAACAGTTGATTAACGCTCGTTATCATGCTGAGTTGCCACTGATAGCCACAACTAACCTTGACCCGACAGAGTTGGGGGACGCAATACATAGCCGATTTTTGGATAGCGGATTGTCCAAGATCATCACTATGGATATATCTGATTATCGGCCACAGAAGGGAGCTAGATGACCGCATTGAAACATAGGGCGGGGATTACGCCGGATAATGTGCTGAGGAAAGACTTGAAGGCAGACCAAGGACAGATTGACAAAGAGAATGACGCGGAGAATCAGGTGATAATGTGTGCTCACGGTGACGAGTTTGTGACCTGGCCTAAATATTGTTATCAAGAAACTATTTTTCCGCCATTCATAGACTGTATTAATTGCCATAATCACGGCAAAATCCAATGTTCACCGCGGTGGCGGGATCGGAAAGGAAAGGCGAAATGAGTGAAGAAAAGGAAGGAACATCTAAGTTGTTAAAGGAATCACTTAACGAATATATGTCGCATAGTGGCTTTACAATTGAGCAAATAAAAACTCAGCAATTGCTATTACTTGGAAAGGTGAAGGCATGGCACTTACAGAATGGCTACTCTTGGGAATACTGGTTTGCTCTGGTTTCAACGCCTTGCAGAACTTATTGCAGCGCCGGACGGTGAACAAGATGAATGAGAATGTGGCCGAAAGCCGTGCCAAGTATTTGGAGTGGGAAAAGGAAACCCGGATTGAGGAACTCAAGACATTAGCTGAGTTGGCTAAAGGCTCGGAGCTGCTGACTAAACTCTTGGGCGAGATAAAAGAAGCCTATCCTGAGATAGTGGAGGACAAGAAATGAGGATATTGAGTCCAGAGGAAATAGAAGGGGTACTACATAGTAAAAATTGGGACAACCCCGACGATTTACAAGACGCTATGCTGGCCAAGCAAGCCGAAGTCTCCTACGCCCTGGGGCAAGAGGACGCGGCTGTGAGTATATTCGGGGAGATTACAGCAGACCCAGACCTTGACCTTGATTGGGCTAGCAATAAAACTAGACAAAATCATAGCCAAGTATATCAAAGCCAAATACTTAGGGAAGGAGTAGGGAACGATGCAAATAATGACTGATAATGGTTTATTCACATTCCACATCTGCCCCGAAGATAATTGTGGCGCTTTGGTAGAACACTCATTCTTTAAGAAACATCAGGAAGGCCACAAAGTAGACTTTACCACTCCCACACCTGCGCCACAAGAGGATGGTAAGGAAAAAGGACTCTACAAAAAGTATATTATTCAAAAAGCTAGCGGAAAACCATTGGCTGAAGGTTTTGATGCCATAGTACTCAGGATTGATGGCGGACAATACCAAAACGCCTGCAGGCAAGGTGCTTGGGCGTTTGCTAACGCAGTAGAAATTCAAAATAAAATCTTATCTCAAGATATTAAGAACAGGGTAACGAGTTACATCGAGCACAAACCCATTGCACCTTTAAGCACTTCACCTAGTGAAAAACATACCGCGGATCTACCACAAGAGGCCGACAGGGTGAAGGTGGCAAAGATTATAGTCGGCCAATTATATGCTGAGAAATGGGATAATCTTCAACCTGAAACTAGAAACATATGGCTGCAAAGAGCGGGAGACATTCTCTCAGCGCTCCGCAAAGAGCCAGAGAAGCCACATAATATCCATGATGATGTCTATTTCGGGAAGCCAGATAACCACACCTGCGATAATTGCAAAAATACTGGCACTTGTTCTGGGGAAGGAATGGTTAATAACTGCACAAATTGGAGGCCAAGGCAATCAGAGAAGCCTGGGGGCGAGTGGCTGGTAAAGTTCCTCTTTTCCTCTGGTATTGAATTTAGTAATGACTATACTATGGGTTTCAATGATGGGGCAAAAGCTCAACTCAAGAGTGACGCCAAGAGACTCAGAGAGGAACCAAATAAAATAGGATTGACGGCTGTTATGGAATCATTGCAAAAAGAAGCCTCTGGATTGGAGGCCAAATGATAACGCCGGAGGAAATAAAGGCCAAGTTTACATCACTGGTAGCGTGTCTGGGGTGTTATGGAATACCAAATGCTGGCTGTGCAAATAAAGAGGGGTGTGCTGCTACCCCGATGTATCAACAACTGTTCAATCTAGCCCTTGACGCCAAAGGCTTACCGGTGGCTAAGGACAAGGCCGTCTACAGGCTGGCGGTGGTTATGAAGGCGGAGTTGCCAGAGAATCCCTATAGGAGGCATCCTGAAAAACTTTACCATGATGAATTGATTTCGGGCGATGGTTATCAGGAAGCTCTTGACGATCTCAAAGATCAAGGCTGGGTGCAGGAGGTCAAATGACACTCGAAGAAAAACTGGCGAGGGTCAGAGCGCAAAAGAGGGAGGAACCAATGCCGCGCCCACTTAAACCAGAACAGCTTGTAGGTGCCTTACATGGCCTAGTGCATAAAGATAGGGTGAGGCCACCCGCTCCCACCAAACCCTGCCCAGCCTGTGGCTCTAACGATTGGTGGTATAGAGAGCCGAGCGCCTTGGGCGGTAAGAGCGAGTGGTGTTGTGAATGTTGTCATCCGGGGCCGGAAATAAAAGAGAGGTAGAAGATGAAGCTCCTGAATAAGCTGATTTGCCTACTGCGGGGACACCGGACGAAAGAGGTTAATCACTCTATTGCATACATTGCCTCAAACGTAGCTATCGAGGTAACATGTGTACGGTGTGGCAAATTGCTGTATAAGACTACGTACATAAATACGTATGTAAGATAAAATAAGAGGGGGTGAAGTTGAAAGACTGGTATAGCCCACAAGAGGTTGCTCAATACACACCTGATGTAATTATTTGGGTACTGACGCGGTTGGTCTATTGCACAGGCCACCAGTGGCCTACAGAGCTTTCTACAAGCTATGACGCGGGGGGTAAGAGGTCCCGCAATACCAGTACATCATTCAGGGCGGTAAGCGAAGCCTGCGCCGAGCTAAACCGCCGCCTGATATTGACTGGTGTAGATGGAGAAAGATTAGAACAGCAGATTATAGCCGGGCAGATTAGTTATCAATATGTTGGGCATCATAAAAAACTGGTGTACTCCATACCTTATGACCCTGATACGGCAAGTGCTTTTTGGTACTGCGTGGGTTATAAAACACGCCCTTTTGATTATGCAACATACAAAGAAATAAGAAAAGATAGGGCTAAAAACAAAATAACCACCTTTACATAACATTATTTTAGAAAATTGAGGGAAAATAGTTAAGCCGCCACCCGGAGGCAGCGGCTTGGCGAGGGGTGAAGGATTACAGGTTATCAGGTTGTGTATTATCTATGGGGCAACATTGACTACAATATTTCCAGGCAAATAAGTGTTTATGCCCCCAACATTTAGGACAGAGGTTACGCTGACATTTGCGACATCGGTGGAATACCATAGGGAATTGCCGTTTTTCAAATGTAAAAGGTTTATGGCACTCGTCGCATGTTTCTATAGATTCAAGTATCTTAATTAACTTCATTACCTCTATCTCCCTTCGGCCGCTTCAATGGCAGCTTTGGCTATTTCAACTACTCGTATGCCATAAGGCAGTTTGGGATCAGGGCACTCGGCTATTATTTCCCGTAATGCATCCAGCAGGTCGTCATGCGAGTTGACACACTGCACAATGAAGGCAGCGTCATCCGGCTTGTCTATATCTCCAATATAATCGGAGTCATCCATATCAGTGCCGGTCGTGTGCCTTAGACAATCAATGGAGTCTGCCATCCACGGTGTTTTTGTGTGCATGTTACTCCCCCTTCCCTTGTTGATGGTATTGGTTGTGCTGGACATTATGAGACCTCCTGTAATACTGATGAGTATCTAGGCACAAAGCAATTCATCAGCTTGCCTGTTTTACGGTCTATGTTTGTTCTGATGCCGAATACATCGTGAGCAAAGTTAGCATCATCAGCTTTGAGTAATTCCTCTAGCTTCAATGGGTTGCCGTTGCTATGGCAAGCGTCAATGTCCATGATTGCGTCTAGCTGTTTGTATTTGATATTGAATGAGTAAGCCATTACTACAGCTCGTTGAGCTATTTTTGTCTCTAGTTCCATTGTTGCCTTGTCGTCAGTCCAGTTAATCATCCTCTTACTCCTATCCTTTCCCCTGGCCGAGGCTCAGGGCTATATAACACCTAAATGAAATTCGTGAGCTATTTTCACGGCGGCTTGGTGAGCATTCGGATAATCTTGATAGAAGTTCTTGAGTTCTGGAAATATAAACTGTCTTTCGATATTATTCTCACGGAGTATTTTGTTTACCTCGCAAACCCAGTCATCTCTGCGCTTAAACTCTCTCATAACTGACTCAACCATCTTGTTCCCCCTTCTATTATTACTTCGGGTTTATCCTTGACCGCTTCCGGCTTGGTGGTGGTGCTACCGCATTTCTGACACCTGAATCTTTGTACCTTATGGCCTCCAGACCAGCAGAAGCCAGCCTTGTGCATCGTGTGACCGCATTTAGGACATTGCATATTATTTAACCTCCACGGACTCTATCAAAAACATCTGTCTGATCCGGTTAGCCCTAGCGTTATGATAGTGACCAATGTAGTACAATGCATCTCTATATATCCGACCAGCTATAAGGTCACTCAGCGTATCCTCGCAATAATCTTTAGTCATCCAGGGAGACTCCAGCCAATTACACTCCGATTCCGTGCCATCATAGTCTGTGTAGAGAGCCTTAGCGAGCGCTAGTACGTCATGTCTGAGCAATTGGGCGAACTTAATGCTATTGACCAAGTCTATAACTGCATCACTCTTGTATATGATACCATCCTGTATTTTGCTTGTTGCCTTCATTTTTGTGTTCCTCCTCGTTTATCTTATGCCCATACTATATCATACTGGATTATACCGTGTCAATACCCTAGACCACTCGTAATCACTCGTAAGGCTAGCTTCAATCACTCGTAGTTTTAACCAGTTTTAATGTTTTAGCTCAAAATGGCTCCACTCGTAAGGTGGGCTTGACAAAGGCATTATTGTGTGTTACGTTTAACTAAGCTATATAAGTCTGTCCGGCCGCCAGCGTGCGGCCTTTTTGTTATATTGCGACTAAAGCCCCCAGCGTGGGGCTTTTTGCATTTCCGGGAGGTTTGCGGAGTGATTACCTATTATGACTCTACCACTCGCCAGGCTGTGACACGCCTACTGCCCGTTGGATGGCAACCTGTGCTGTGGTATGAGCAGGAGCTGGAGGCTGTCGCAGAGATAGCCCACATGATGAGGCAGATACCACCAGCCCCGGACTCTAAAGTATTAAAGGAAATTTAAAAAAATGACTCAACCATTTTGCGAGGTGAATTATGGTTACTCCCACCGAAATTAAAAAAAATAAGCCTCCCATTAAACAGCTTAAGTATAAAACACCAGAGTTATTAGAGGCTGCTATCGAGACTTATTTCAAGTCGGAACCGGAAAGACCAACTACAGCAGGATTGGCTGTGGCTTTGGGTTTCTGCGACCGGCAATCTCTCTATGCCTATAAAAATAGAGATGAGGCCTATTGTTGCGTTATAAAAAGAGCTATATCTCGCATTGAGACTTATCACGAGGCTTCACTCTCAAACCAGGCCTGTGCCGGGCACATTTTCTGGCTGAAGAACCACAACTGGCGAGACAAGCAGGACGTAGAGCAGAGCGGGGAAATAACACTCAAAGTAGTGTACGACTAATACGGCAACAGAAGGCATGGGGCATGAGTGAGCATACCCGAAACCTTTCCGTATCATGCAATTATTACACAATTCCAGCTTGGTGTTTACATAAGGGCGATTACACGCACTATTGAGACTATATAGCTTCGGTTTTAAGGCTTTATGGCAAACCCTGAACAACAGGGCATATATAGTAGTTATTATATCAACTACACTTTTAGCTACAAAGTGCGGACAATCCACGAGTAAATTCAGTAGTTACCCTATTACGAGTGATTCGTAGCTGCACTCGTGCGGACAGCCTTACGAGTAAATCGTAGCGGACACACAGCTAAATATCAGGAGATTTGAATGCAACAAGAGGAATTAACACCGCAGCCTAAAAAACAATGGAAAGACTATGTTACGCCCGAAGGGTGTCGAATACCGAGTCAAAAGTCTGGTATTCGGTTATTCAGGGATGTAGATTATCCCGCCGAATTATCAATTGAGGATGAAGGCGGCTTTTGTAGGTTGTGCAGGCTCTATCTTGTGGGCGATTCTGGCATTCTTGGTCGTGCTACCAGGTCGGGGCCGGTGGCGCTTAACGCCACTGAGATAGGCGAACTGGTAGAGCTAGAGCCACGACAGGGTAGACGCTGGGTTGAAAAGATGTGCAGACTGAAGATGTTCTACAAAGTCACTGCCAATGATGGCTCTTTCCAATATTGGGTAAACCCAGCATACGCACTCAAATCAGGACAGCGAGTTACAGTAGCTCAATTCCTCATGTTCCGGGCTGATATGGTCAAGATCATTACACCTTACGGCATACAGCAGCTAAATAGATTTGCGAGGGAAACCCCGTTGCTTAAATGTAATACCCAGAACGCAGTAGCTGAGGCTCAGCGCCTGGTGAGTGGAGATGAGGAGGATATAGACGATGACCAAGAAGCCTGATAGTTGGCCAGTGGGCAGACCAGAGCACTTACCAGAGATAGAAGTAGTCAGCACACACGTAGCACTCATTAAGTCAATGAACGACGGTTGGGACGAACCCGAATTAAAGGTTAAGGTAGAGTGCAAAGAACAGACATTTGGTTTCGCTTATCCTGGACAGCGCAAGTCTAAAGGAATAGTTTATTGAGGTGTTAGCCGAAGCCGACCGCATATTGCAGGAGGATAACAGTTGAGTGACGTGGTAAACCATCTAATACAGGTAGATATCAGCCCGGGTATTCAGGTAGGCGGCTTCCATTATGCGGTTGACACGAGCAAAGAGGCTCACAAGAGGCTCAGGGCTAGCAATGTGCATGGTCAGTGTGATTTCTTCAATCAGATTATCTCGGTTGACCATGATCTAAATGATGTAGAGTTCAGTTCAACGTTTATACATGAGGTAATCGAGGCTGTCAACTATCATTACTGCGCTGACAATATAGCGCATGATCAGATTTCGCAATTAGAGTTTGGCCTTCATCAAGTTTGTGAATCGTTGGGCGTGAGGTTTGGTAAGTAATGCCAGTAGCGACCGAGTATAAGGTTCACTTACGTAATAGCAAAGACCATCCTCATCAGGATGAGGCATGTGACTCCGAGTATCTGCGCAATGTAATCAAGGCCGGCAGACGTGGTGGCAAAACTGTGCTGATGGCTAAGAGGCACGTCAAGAAGTTCCTAGCTGGCCACAGGGTATTGTATGGAGCTCCAACGGTTGATCAGGTGGGGACGTATTGGTTTGAGGTATGCCGGTCGCTCAGAGAGCCAATAGAAGCCAAGATATTCAAAATAAATAACTCTGAGCATTATATAGAGCTTCCAGGGACAAAGCAACGAATCAAGGCCAAGACCTGCTGGAATGCTGAGACCCTACGTGGTGACTATGCGGACGAGTTGGGATTGGACGAATACCAGTTGATGAACGAGGACACCTGGGAAGTGGTAGGCGCTCCGATGTTACTGGACAACAATGGGACGGCGGTATTTATCTACACTCCACCATCTTTATTATCGGCGGGAGTGAGCAAGGCCAGAGACCCGTTACATGCGACTAAACTATTCAAGAAGGCCGAAAGCGATACAACGGGAAGGTGGAAAACATTTTACTGGCCTAGTTATGAAAATCCATATATCAATAAAGAGGCTCTCAAGGAAATCACGAAGGACATGAGCCAAGACTCTTACAGGCGTGAGATTCTAGCTATTGATGACGAAGAAGACACCAACAGGCTCGTTTACCGTATGTTTGACGAAAGGACACAGCTTATTGACCCCATCCCGTTAGCTAAGGAGTCGGTACGGTATAGCTGGCATGATTTCGGATCCGCCAATCCCGCGGCTTTGTTCGCTGCAATGGACGTGAGCGGTAATATCTATATTTATGACGAATACCTACCAGGCCCCGGCAAGTCCACCTTTCAGCACGTAGAGGAGTTCAAGAAAAGGACACAGGGGCTAACGGTGCTGAAGCGCATAGGTGGCAACCAGACCACAGAGGACGAGATACGGCAAGGGTATAGTGCGCACGGGTGGCCGATAGTAGCTCCCAAGTGGGAGAAGGTCAACAAACAATTAGAGATAGCCTTTGGCCTTATAGAACGCAACCGGGTGTTTGTATTTAGGACTTGTTCTAATCTATTGAACGATATCCGGCGGGCTGTATGGGAAGTAGACACCAACGGCATACGGCTGGACAAGATAAAAGACGAACGAATCTATCACCTGTTGGCCTGTCTGCGATATGGATTGAGCGACTTCACGCCGGAGACGGTAGAGCAAAGCGAGACCCCTGCAAACATGTACACGTGGAGACGGAGATAATGACAGATACAAAAGTCAGTAGCACCGTAATAGAGAAGGGTAAGAAACCCACGCTTGAGCAAGTAAGGGCTATTATTCTGTCTGAAGAACAGCGATATAGCGCCTTACACTCCTCTCAAGAGGCGTGGGAGGAATGGGCAAAGGATGGCGTCCCGGCCACTTTAGTACCAGATGGATATGAGGAGTTCACACAACCGTTAGGTTATATTGTTCGTGGTGCTGCTGGCATATTGATAACGGATAACCCCGAGTTCAAGGTTACTCCATCACGCAAGGGACAAGCGGGAGAAGATCAGACCAGCGTTCAACAGATGTTTGCAGAGAGTGAATACGAGTGGGCGAACAAGCAAAACGGGTGCGACATTGGTAAAGAGTTAGGGAAACAATGCCTGCTTACCGGAATGATGGTTTTACAAGGCCCGATTTATGACGAAACAGCCTGGGGCGAAGAACCAAAGAAGAAAGACAAAGAAGCCGTTGAGGAATACACGGCGAGACAGGAAGCGAATCATCCATATAGATATGCTGTAATGCGTTCCAGGTGGTGTTGTCCGTTTGAGGACGGCACAGGTATTGTAATATCGTATGACAGGTCAGTAACTGATATTAAGGCGACTTTTCCCGATTGGGACGATAAGGGAGCAGAACGCAATAGCACAGTTAAGTGGCAAGAGTACCATGATGGTGCTTGGAGGTGCTATTTAGCGGCGGACGTTCCGGTACTTGGGGATGGAGAAGACGGCATAGTCCCTGAGACTACAGTACCTTACCAGTGGCGTTACAGCACCTTTGGGGACAATACGAAAGGTGCTACCCCAGAGGAACGGGGCATAGGCATATTTTCAGGGCTAGATAAAGTATTCACTCAGCAAAATAATCTACTGACTGGTTTCTTTGCCGACTTGGGAAATAGAGTTTACCACATATTTAAGGTTGTAAAAAATAGTGTAAAGATTAAAGGTAAAGGGCCAGGGGCTACTTATGAGGTCAACAAACAAGATGACGTACAAGTATTAGACCAAGGATCAACCCCCCCTGACTTTACTCTTTCACTCGGTATATTGAAGGATATCATAGAACTCAACACATTCAACCGTGAGATATTGGGCTTGGGCGGCAGTCAGACCGCTACACAAGAGGGTATAAGGCTAAGTCAAGCTCGACTGCCTTTTGCTCCATTCCTTCATCAGGTAGAGTCGTTAATCGCTGAGGCATTTGTTAAGGCCGCTTACGACTTCAAGGATAACCCGAATCTCCCCAGTATGCCGTTAGGCGATGGCAAGAGATTGCAGAAGGACGATATAGTCCGGCCAATGAGCCTTAAATGCGATATGCAGCCAATAGACTCAGACCTGAATGATAGGTTACTTGATGCTGGTTTGAAACTGAAGGACACACTAGACGAAGAAACTATAGTTCGAGACTTCTTAAAGAAAGACCCTGAAGAAGTCTTGAGGAACAAACTGAAATACTCCGTATATTATGACCCTGAAACACAGACATTTATTAAAGAACAGGCTCTTTTACTAGCGGCTGCTAAACTGGAGTTGAACAAGGCTAAAGATTTACAGAATCAGATAGACAGAGGCCAGATATCCTTTGATGTAACTGATACTATGACTGAAGAAGGCGGAGAACAGGCGGGCGATATAGTACCAATGCCGGAGCAACCAAGCGTACCACCTGACCAGTTTGCGGCAGGAGGCAGGGCGCAGGGGCGCAGTATAGTTCCCGGCAGTCCATTAGGTACAACGGCAGAACGAGCAAGCCAGCAACCATTGGCACAGGGAGGGGCTTAGATGGCACGTTCTGATATCAGCATCATAGACCAGGTATCGAAGGACTGTTCCGAAATGATAGTATCGGCCATCGAATCCCTAAGTGAGTTCTATGCCGGAAAGCCTGAGCTTGTGACTAAATTCAACAGAGAAGTATTCAACAAACTCACACCTGCAAGCCAGATGTTGTTAGAAGATAAGTACGGGAAAGAGTTTGTCGCAGCCTGGAAGATAAAAATGGAGCAAGGGGGCTAATATGGCCAGAACGCTAACCGAAGCTGAATACTTTGCTGGACTCTATGGTGACAACCGGACTGGCATAAGACCGTCTGACGCCCCACAACCAATCACTACTCCTGGAAGTCGGATAAACTGGTCTGATATAGTGGCTAGAGTTAATGCCGGTAATGCCAATAGCCAGAATAAGGCTACACCCAAAATAAACTGGAATCAGTGGGGCAATTACCTCAATAGTGCTAGAACCCGCAGTATAACGACACCCCCGACTGCAAATAGAACAACTGTTCCCAAGAAGCCAACGGCACTTGCAGACCTGTACTATACTCCTTACCAGATAGACGATATGTTGATGGGCATGGAGACGGGTAAACCAAAGCAGACGTGGAATCAAATTAGGGGCACTGTTCCCGGTATGCGTGACATTATGACACCTGGCATACAGCCCACGGCCACACCTACGCCAGTTCCTACGGTTACATCAACTGAAGGACAGGAGGGTACTACTCTTGGATATACCCCAACGGTTAGTTGGGCTGATTTAACCCCGGAAGATCAAGAAGTGTTGCAGCAAAGTCCCGAACTCGCCGAAATTTATGGTATAGACCCGAAGGAAATTCCTGGTTATACAGGCGATGGTTCTGATACTGGAACTGGCACTACTGGCCCTGAATTTTGGACTGACCCTAATCCCAATTCCCCTACTTACGGGCAGAGATACAGAGGAATAAACTATGAGTTCGGCGAACCTACGGATTGGATTCTCGATAATGGACAACAGGATAATGCCAAGGATAGTACCGTTATAGGCACTGCCGAAACTGGCTATTTTAGGGTTGACTCCACAGGGGCAGTCAGTCCCTTAATACCACCAAAAGAAGATACTACTGCCAAATCCGCCAATGTCCAGATAATACAGGGGCAAGATGGGAAGTGGTACTCCTACAATAAGGACACAGGGGCTGCGACCCCGATAGACACAGGCCAAGCCCAGACATTTGAAACCACAACCTCAGACCCGATTCAAGAGGGTGATTTCCTAAATACATACGAGATAACGACCAACAAAGTGACTGGTGAACAGACCAGAAAGCTACTAGATTCTCGGAAGAATATCGTACTGCCCAACGGTATGCCACAACAGAAGTTAAATAACAAATCTGGTGTTGCCGAGTGGTGGAATCCCGAACTAGGTGATTATGGCGGCGCTCAGATGTACGAAGGGGCTGAGTTCCCCCAGTATGCCGAAGGGTATGTGTCGCCGGAAGCCTACATAGCTGACGCTCAGATCAAGCAACAGGCTATACAGGCGTGGATAAGCCGCGTACTCGGAACAGCTGGCGCTCTGAGTAAACAAACCTACCAGAAATTGAGTAGCTTTGATAAGGCTCAGTATGCCAAGTATATAGAGAACGGAACACTTCAACCACCTTCATGGTGGGCATACCGTAATTCTAGCGCCGGTCAGAATGTATTGACTGCGACACCTCCAAAGTAGAGGGAAATATGGATTTTGAGAATGTCATAACTAAATTAAAGGCAATGCCAGAGGCACAACGGCGAGGACTCCTTACCCGCCTGGCTCCCGAAGTGCGTCAACAGTTGGGCGATTACCTGAAGAATAGGGGCAATGGCTCACCTGCTGCAGCCCCTGGGGTATCGCCTGCCCCTGGCCTTACGATGACAAAGAAATGGAATACCGTCTCGCCTGAGTCCATCGTTAAGCCTATGGGCGGGAGTTGGGCTAATAATCTGGTTGAGGGCAAAGACTATCTAACCGTACAGCCGAAGGGCAGCATCACGGAGCAAATAGGCGCTGCCGGACGGAAGTTGACCAATACTGCCCACACGGTAACGAGTTTTATTCCTGGCAACTCCATATTGGAACGGGGATTACAGAAGGGTATTGATGTAGGCAGTGGTGTTGTGAGTGATTTGGCCGAGAGCGCCATTAACAAGAAATACAGAGAGCAGAGGGCGATAGAGAACTATTCACCCCAGACAGGAGTCAAGGGGTATTTAACCGAAGCTCTGAATGCCGTCCCCATGACTGCAGAATTTGACTTGCCGATAGTGGCGGCTGGCGCATTGAAGAACAAGCAAGCCCTTCGCTATGGCGTCCAGAAGACAGGTCAGGAAATAGGGCAGACAGTACCGAAGGTTAAACAAGAGGCGCAATCGGCTGGCAAACTATTGGCTTCTGAGGCTGGCGCAGTAGGAAAGAAGATTCCACCTGCCGAGGGGAAAGAACCGTGGCAGATGACGAAGGGAGAGGCAACCGCTAAAGCAACTGATTTAACTAATAGAGAAGATTTTGCTAAAGCATGGACTCCAATTAAACACCCAAGAGGCACAGTAGATACAATAGAATTTACGTCATATCAAGGCGGTAAGGGCGTTGATGGTGTTCTTAGGTGGAATGATTCTGAAGGAATTGGCCGAGGTATTTTAACTATTGACGGTGGCAAAGTGGGCGAAGTGGCTGTGCAAAAAGAGTGGCGTAATAAAGGAATAGCATCCCAACTTTACAAAGAAGCTGAAAAACGTGGAGTAACTGAAAGCAAAGGTACAATCACTCCTGCTGCCGCTGGTGTACGACATAAACTTGCTGTTAAACAAGCCCTCGCCGAAGGCAAACCCGTACCGGCCGAAGTCCTTGCGGATTATCCCGAACTTGCTGCCAAAGTCCCTGCGGCGAAGGGTGTAGAACCATTCAAACGAATCGCCACTCCTGAAGAAGTAAATGCAAAAACATGGTATCACGGTTCAAAGACTGCTGGACTAAAGGCAGAAGATTTATCACCTGATGCAACTAATACGTGGGGATTATTTGGGCATGGTGTTTATCTGACTGATGACCCCAAAATTGCAGGTCAATATGCCATAAACAGGAGTAAAGGTTATTTAGGATTAAACAAAGGTGTGCCAACTTCTTATAAAGTAGGCGTATCTGTCAATAAAGTTCTCGATATGGAGAAAGTTGCCCCTGCGGAGGTACGCAATTTCTTTAGTGATTTCGTGATAGGTTTGAGAGAAAGTTTATTATCCGAAGTATCAGATAGCACTCTTGACGATTTGATAAGATTATGCGGAGAAACTAATACTACAAGTGAACAAATATATAAGCAATTTATGAATGTGCTAAAAGAAACCGATTTGCCAACTAGCGAATTTGTAGAAACTGTCCAAGAGTTCACTACTACACTTCGCGAGAATGGTTACGATGCCATGTTGCATACAGGTGGTAAACGTGTAGGTAAAGGACAGAATCTACATAACGTTCTTATCGTTTTTGACCCCAATGATGCCTATTCAGTTGGTGGTAGAAAAGGGATAATCAACAAGTTAGAGCAATTACCTTCTGAAGTTGTTACACCCAAGCCTATAGAACCACCCCCACAGGCCACCACGCAGGCAACACAGGCGGGCAAGGGCGTGATGGCTACCGAGGTTAAGCCAACAGTTTATAACACACCAGAGGAACTAGCCGGAATATCTGAAACAACAGGCAGTCTAAAGACAAGTCCTAACAAGTTTGCTAGCACAGTAAACCCCGATGCAAAGGACTGGAAGCAATTTGTAGTTGATAGCAGAGCCAATAAACCGCCATTTGGACAACCCGGCTTTCCTTCTGCGGTTGCTAACGAAGAACCAATGCCAGTGTTGCGGAATGGTGTTATTGCCGAGGCTAGGGAAACTGTAAGACAAGATACTCCTGGCAAGTTCTCAGACTTTGTTCAGGAACACGTTCCAGTGGTGAATAAACTGAGACAAAAGGAACGTCCGGCTTTGGGCTGGAACGAGGATTTGAGGACAGCTATAGTTGCTGAGAACAAAGCCGGAACCTCGGTAAATGCTCGGTTAATGCCTTCACAAAAACGAACAGTTGATAATCTCAAAGAGGTATTCGGCAACGATGTGGTGCATGGAACGACAAAGTTAGATGCACAATTCTTGGGTACTGCCGATGATGTAGTACCATTCAATAATACCTTGCTGGACGTTGTTCAAAGGGCTGACTTGTACGCCTTAGACGATGTTCAGAAAGCGGCAATCGCTCAGTTGCAGGAACATGGTCAATTTGGTCTATCCCTTTCCAATGATGGGTTTGGTGCTGAGATAGGAAACTTCAGGGTAAGACCTGATTCGGCTTTCCTATCTAACGTCAAGGCCAAAGAACCTGATGGCGTAAAGACTATTACAAGCGAATGGAATCGCCTATCTTCTGGCAGAAGCAAAGAGCGATTCTATGAGACTGCTGCTGATAGATGGAAGGCTAATCACTTAAAGGCTGATCCTGCGTTAAGGTTTGAGCCAGAGTTGGACGTTGAGAAACTAATCAATATTCAGGACATGGCCAAAGCCAAAGTCGCTTCCGGCGTAACGTTCCGTGAAGTTATTGGCGGTAAAACTCTACCAGAAGTATTGAAAGAGACACACCCAAAACTCTATGCCAGAACGGAATTAGTTAAGAAGCGGTTGTTGTCCCTCCAGGGTATGGCAGGTCGTCTTGATGCTAACCTGAACAAAACAATCAACAAGTACCTGTCGTCCGCTATGGATGATGCCGATATGCTGGCATTGAGTGATAACCTTGAGCCAACCACAAGGGCAGGACTGGAAAAAGCGGCTATAGATGCTCAGATTGCCGATGTCAAGGCAGAACTGGCGAGTCTCAGAAAGAGTATGGCAGGTGCTAATAAAGGCGATTATGTCAGACCTGCAAACACAGATATTTACAAATATTTTACCACAGAGGAAGCCAACGCCATATCCGAGTCCCAGAAGGTCACTAATACCTGGTGGGTGAACCAATTTGATAGAGTCAAGGCTACAGCCTTTGGTGGCGACCTTTCACCCATCACCATTCAGGGATTACTTGGTGCAATGGCCGACCCCTACGCTACAGCTAAGTATATATTAGGTCACAATCCGTTGAAGGCTTTCAGTGTTGACGATTTGGTTACTTCAATGGAAACTGACCCCGATAAATGGGCGAGGTACTTTGAACTAAAAGGATATGCGCCTAAAGGCGTACCGAGCGAGTACGCTGGCGGGTTTCTTGCTAAGTTAAAGGGATATAACAAGGCCAACGAGTCTTTGTATGTCGCTACCACTAAACTCAATGAGGCTTCCTGGGAACACATGACCAAAGTCTTGATGGATAGTGGCATGGAACGGCTAGAGGCCGAGGTAGCGGCTTCGCATATAGCCAATACTATTAACCCACTCGCTACACCTTCAAGACTAGGCCAGCCAGTACAGAGCGCATGGCGGTCATCTTTTACGTCTTATTCCTTCATACGACAGCCCGCTACCCTGATGGCCGAGGCGACCAGGGGATATGTCAAATTAGGGTTAAAGAAGACTCTGACTGCCAGAGAGAACCTAGCGGTTAGGGTTATGACTACTCTGGCGGCTTCTGTAGCGGCTATATCGGTAACGAGTTCGGTAATCAACGCTATTCAGACAGGCAAAGATCCGAAACAAGCGGCTCTTGATGCTATAAACCCATCGCCGTCTAATGGCAAGTTCCTGTCTGTGATGATTGGTAATACCAGAATCCCTATGGGGGGGCCGTACAGGGGTATATTCAGGGCTGTATATCCGGGTGATGTTTCCGGTGTTCCTATTCCCGTACCTTTCGCTGGTATCTGGAATTTCGGAAAGAACCGTATAAACCCAGCACCTAAGACTGTCTTGAACTTGGTCGAAAACAAGGATTATTACGGCAACGAGATACGTACAGGCGATTTCCCTGAACAGGTAGTACGAGGCGTTGAGTATGCAATGGAAAGCGCCATGCCGCTAACCGTTGGTTCTACGCTTGAAGGCGTAAGGACAGGGCAGACAGCCAGCGATATTATAGAGCAAACAGCTGGCCAGTTTGCAGGGGTAAATCTTATGCCCCCATCTTATACTACTCGTATGACCGAGTTAGCCAAGAAACAGGTGGAGGCTAGGGGCGACAAGTGGGCAATGGTCAACCAGGATGCAGAACTGATTAAGGCCAAACAAACACCCGAAGGACAGGCGATTATTAAACAATACGCTAAGACTGGAACTAAGGAACGCAATACCATTATTCAAAGATACTCCACAGACCAGACAGCTCGTGATGGGTGGCTCGATACCGGAGTAGACGAATTTAATAAACAATACACTGTCTCAAATTGGAAGGACGATTATTACAATGCTCAATCTGCGAGGGCAGCACAACTAGAACAATTCGATTCTGACTTCAAGCGCCAGATGATTAACCCCAAGACGGCCAACGATAAGGCGTTATCGGGTTATTACAACCTCATGGACTCGTTTAGTAGCAAAGTAGGTGGAGGGTTTGATGGCGAAGGATGGGCAGAGGCCGAAAGTAATTACATGGGCAATCTGACGCCTGACCAGAAGTCTTATGTCCAGAGCATGTTGCATCTATACGACACACCAAAGGTTGCAGAGTTCAGAAAGGCAAAAGAATTGCTTGCCCCTTATTGGCGTTTACGAGACAATTATATCTCACAGACCTTTGGAAGCGATACTATTAAGGCTTTGGAGGTGTCATGGAATAAGCAGAAACAGTCTCTTCGCTTGCAATTATCCAAGAAAACCACGAACCAGGACTATATAAGTAAATACATCAGTGCTTACAAAAAGAAGTATTTCAAAAATCTATTAGCAGTTGATAAGAACGTAGGGGTATTGCGGGATAGGTACAAATCTCAACATCCTGACGTTGCCCTAGCGTTACGTACATGGTATAGCAACTAACCAAAACTAAATAAAGCGAAATAAGCATTAAGCCCGTTATCGACCGAAAGGTTGAAGCGGGCTTAATGCATTGAAGGGGGAATATCAATCATGGACGATACCAATACTACTGGACAGACTGGTCTTACCGGAGAGCAAGGTGCTGACTCTGCTACCACTGGGGAACCAGAGGTTAAGGTCGCACCTGAGACTGACGGCGTAGAACAAGTTGCTGCACCAGTTGAGAAGGTAGGGGCAAAAGAACCACCTATAGCCAAGAAGGAGAAAACCATAGAGGAAAGGGTTGAGGAATCTGTTAAAAAGACAGTCTCCAAGATGCAATCCACTATGCAAAAGACCTTTGAGACAAAACTTAGCGAAAGTAGAGGAGAGGTTCAAAACCTTAGCTCCGAACTCCAACTAGCTGTAGATGTGATTCTTGCAAGTGGCATTGAGCCGGAAGCCGGAACGCCAGCGGCAGACCTATTGGCCAAGTACCGCAAAAAAGTAGCGGATAACGCAACAGAGAGAGCTACGGCAGAGAAAACCAGGCAGTCAACCGAAGCCTTACACGCCTTTGTAACCCAATTAGCGACTGAAACTACAGAAGCCTTAACAGAAGCGGGTATAGACCCCGAATCAGATGAGGTCAATGCTGTTCTTTCACCGCTTATGGAGAAAGGTCAATACAACAAAGTTTGGCCTGCGGTGACAAAGATTATTGCGGGAAAGGCAAAACCATCTCCTGATGTCTTGAAGGAAGCGGATAAACAATTCCGCAAGAAGTACAAGATAGACCTACAGGACTTGGGGAGTGGCGCTGGCAAGTCCAATGCTACAGACCTGACAGGAAAGTCAACTGATGACCTATTCGGTATGGCGTATGCGCCAAAGAAATAAACAAGGAGGCCAATTATGGCTGGTACTTTATCACTAGTCGAATTTGCAAAAGTGCAAAAAGACCCGCTTGTAAAAGCGGTCGCAGATACACTATGGGAAGAAAGTGACCCACTGAAATTTCTAAAGTGGGAAACCATTGGCACACTATACAAGAAGTTGGTGCGTATTCAGACGTTACCCAGTGTGTCACACCGCAAACTAAATGAGGCTTGGACTGCCACGACCGGAACAACCGAACAACTCACTGAAGGACTATCTATCGTTGGTGGCAATATCGACATAGATAAGGAACTGGTTGAGGGCAACCAGACCATTGAGGATGTAAGGACAATCCAGTCCAAGATGAAGGTCAAGGCTATGGCCTATGACTTCTCTTATGAGTTCATTAACGGATTGCTTACCACTGACCCGGATTCCTTTGATGGCCTGAAGGCACGTATCAACCGGACTGAGATGTCGGCACAAAAACTTCTTTCAGCGACATCAACTAACTATGTCACCGATACCCAGGCTCATGCTCTGGACTTCATAGCTGAGATGGACAAGTTGATGATGGCCATTGACGGGCATAATCCCACGTTCATGATTACTAATAGCTATGGTATTCGCAAGATTAACCAGGCTCTCAGAATTGGTTCGGTTCTAAACCAAAGCAAAGACCAGTTCGGCAACATAGTGACCATGTGGGGTGATTGTCCTATCTATGACATCGGCGTGAAGGCCGATCAGTCTACCCTCATCCTAGCAGATGAAACCATAGCCGGAATTGCTGGAAGTGATTATTTCTCCATCTATGCCGTGAAACAGGGCGTAGGGACTGACTTCTGGGGTATTCAGAAACACGCACTGGAAGTCAAAAACGTAGGACTTCTGGAAGACCAGATTACCTACAGAACTAACGTCAATTGGCCGGTTGGTCTTGCCTGCGTCAACAAAAGGTCGATAGCTCGTCTTTACGGTATTCGTCATACCTAAACCGTAGGAACGACTGAGTAAATATTAAAACAAGGAGAAACTTAAATGTTTGACGAGTTATTGCAAATCAAAACCCTTACTGCTACTCCCGTAACGACAACTGAGGCCGCTATGGCTAGCGAAACCAGGGATGCCACTACAGGACAGGCTTGTGTAGACATATCTAAATGTCCGCAAGGAGGCATGTCCATTGTGGTGATTGCGTCTGCTGATACCGGTACTTCCAGTGACAGGACTCAGACGGTCAGGATATATGGTTGTGACACGGTTGATGGCACTTATGTGCTATTGCTCACCTTCCCCACGCTCACCTACGCAGACACAACGGCTAAACGGTTGGTGATGAACTTGGCAACACAATACAAGTACCTCACCAACACTATCACGTTAGCCAACTCCAACGGCACTATGAGCCGATTCTACCAGATTTACATCGGTATAGGCGAGATGGACAAGATGACTGGTGGATAAATACCACATCAAGAAAGTTCTGGCAGGTGATTATAAACCTGGGGACGGTGAACCTTTTGCGGCTGGCTGGGGGCCGGAGGGCTGGACTATCTGGTGTAGAACTCTGGTAATCCCCAGGCAGCGTAAGAAACAAGTCAAGAAGAAACCCTTAAAGGGGGTGTGAACATTGGAAAATGCTGTATCACTAACTATTGTACCTGGCTACATCATAACGGTGGATGCCAACGGGAAACAGGTAATGAGATATCCCATAGCCAGTGTGCTAAGGGCTGCGGATATCCCTAGTCTCACCTATACGCAGGTGCAAGCAATCACCGCCCTGGCCAATCTCACAGTTGTTCTTATAAGGACTCTGATAGACAGGCAGATATTAGATGAGTCGTTCCTCGAAAAAGACGAGTACAACCTGGACGACATTATCGAGTCTATTGAGAACATGGGCGGTGACTTCGGCGAACCTGATATCACGGTGAATACATAAAGGAGGAATAGCCTATAAAAGTTATTTGATTGGGATTCAGTTCTGAGTCAAATGTATCTAAATTTAAAAAGGAGAAAAGTTAAATGCAAAGTCTAATGAAGATGATCAAACGGTATACTGGTGGTGAAGATGCTGAGACGAGTGTAAGCGGAGATAGCCAGTACAACCTACTGGTTGCACAAGGTAATCCTGGTTACGCCGAGGTTCGGCGTAGAGGGGAGGGCTGGTCTATCTCATCTGTCACTGCGTTTGCAGCGTTGGTGGATGTGCCTACCACTACTGCACGTGTCGAGTTCTACAACAATGGAAGTAGACTCGCTGTAGTCAGCGACCTTCACTGTTTCAGACTACTCGGCACTGCCGTAGGTGTGGGAGAAAGCATCTGGGCTATGATTTCAACAGCAAAGGCCGTCCCTACCCTGACCGCACTGAGCCTTTTTAGTCTGACAGGAAAGGCTTTTGTGGTTCCGACTGCAACCAGTGAAATGGTAACCGGGGTTGGAACTACGGTTATTGCTAACGGATGGGTTCCTTATGGTAGTCCAAATGCGTATCTGGCTGCTGCTACTCCTGGCGCTGGTTGGAGTGTACCTATTGACGGCAAGCTCATCATCCCTCCGGGATGCTCCCTGTGTCTTCAGGTAGTGGCATCTGTAAACACTGCCGCTGCCTTCAATGGTCTGGGAATGACCTTTGACTGGGTATCAGCTCCCCTAGAGTCATAAGCCTAAGACTTTGTGCCAGATCAAGTAACTAAAGAATCGTAACGAGAGAGGGGGGGGTTAAAAGCCCCTCTCTCAGTAAAGAGGTAAATATGGGATATGCAGTTGGTACGCCAGATACTAAAACATACGGCCATCCAATACTAAGGTATGCCAATAATGGCGTTGCTTACTGGTGTAGGGGTAATGCCTTATCTCAGTTGCAAAAAGGTTCTGGATGGGCGGCTTGCCTATATGGTGGCGTTCAAACAGGGGATGATTGGGCGGCTGTCTATGTACCTGTCAATGAAGTACCCCTTGCTGATTTCAAACGTGCTCTCTGGTCATGGTATCAGACCAATACTGAGTCAATGGGACTTGGTATTGTAATTTGGGTGCATGATCCTGAAGACAACGATAAACGTGCTGAAATATCACAGGTGGGCGGTGTTACTGGTCTTGATAAGTCTGCTGGTTGGAACTCTCACGAACTATCGTTAAGTACGACACAGTTCTTCTTTTACGGTGAGAATACGACAGGGACTGATTTGACAGCCGGAACACAATATACACTGGCACAATTCAAGGCAGATGCTTTATTCAAGGGCTGGACTATTTACCGGATATCTCTTGAGTGGGGATGGGAATCATCGGGAACATTCGAGGCCGTATATGTAGCAGACTTCAAGATAAATGGCGAGCTTGTTCTACTCAATCCAAAGCAGGAAGACTTAGTGCCAGTCAAACAGTACGCTACTGCAACAACAGGAGCATTGGCCAATACATTAGCCCCCAAGACTCCCTACAAACTAATTAGTATTGACCTGACGATAAACACAGCCGGAACTACAAACGAAGCCTTCACCATCACGCAGGACGCCATTCTGGGTACTGCTTTTGACAGATTGATACTTACGCAGAACACGTTAAACCCCGCAATCACGTCTCTGTTCGTGCCTTTCGGTGACAACTATGTGTACGATGCTGACGATGAACTTGATGCAGCTTGGCCGAATACCGAGAACCGGACTTACGGATTAGTCTGGACTTGGCAACCGGTATAGGTGATGAAATGACAGATATAAATGGAATCAGACAAGGTACGTTAGTCAATGGAAGTTATTCCTATTCACTAGGGAATCTGATTGTACTTGGCAATAGTGAGACTGTAGCAGACGAAGGTATTATCACGCTGCCTACGGGAGTAACTGGTAGATTGCATGTCACATTCGGGAATAACGCAAATTGGGGTGATTGCCAGATATCAGCCAATGGTGCTGTTGAAATAGTAGATTGCATGGATGCTAACTTTGTCAATACCAATACTGACACGAAATATTGTGTCTATGACGGCGGATCTGGCGCAATCATTAAGAACCATTCCGGCGGGTCACTGACAGTACGTTGGGAGTTCAAGTACAGCGCGTAAAGAGGTAAGGCAATGTCAACAACATGGTTATTGGCACGACAGGGAATATCGGCAGAGACAGGCCAGTTGCTTACCGGGACGACTTCCGGCAATGGCGGGGCGGCTGGCGCTACTCTCGTTGATACTACCCTATTGGATTACGATATCACAGACGATGACCAACTGGTAAAAGACCATTATAGCCTCGTTACATCAGGAACATACAAAGGTAATTGGAGAATGATATCGTCCTTTGTGGCCTCTACTGGCACTATAACACCTCGCAGAGCTTATGGTGGGCAGATACTAGCCGCTGTAACGCATGAGATACACCCCTTTTCGCCTGCCCGTATGCTGGCCTGTTTTAATAAGGCAATCAAAAGAACGCAATACCTATTCAAAGAAATCAGGGATATCACTACAACTGAAACTGTGGCCGATACGTACCAATATTCTACACCAACCACCATTATTGGTGAACCCCTGGAGATATGGCTTGAGGAAAATACTTCTGATGCCGATGCTCCGTATTCACGCCTGATGGATTGGGAGTGGGACGAGGCTAATAAAAAGGTTTGCTTCAATTACGTACTTCCCGCAGAACGCATAATCAAGTGGATAGGCAAGGGATATCTCACCACTATCACGGCACTCACAGCCGACACCGAGACTGTAGAGGCAAACGAACCCGATATACGACACCTGTATTACCTGACTCTCAGTTATCTCTTTGAAGAAAAGGCAAGTCCCACCATAATATCACCCGCATCCTTTGAAACATTAATGATGCAAAGAAATCACTATGCCAAGTTGGCTGAGGAATCGGGTAGGGAACTAACGGTTGATCTGCCACAAGCTACACTCAAACGAGCTGGTTGGAAATATTCGGGAGTGATGTACTAATATGGTAGGAACACGAAGGGCAGACGTTAAATTTGAGTTTGGTTCTACCACTCTGGAACTCATGTTGGCCGATGGTAAGAATGGTGAGCCACTATTCAGGGAGTCAAGGGCAGAACTAAACGCTAATCAACAGTTCACCGATGCTATTCTGGAAAACAGCCGTCCGGCTTATCAGCTAGTCACAGTAACCCAATCTAATTATGGTGGTGGCATGGGGCAACTCAACTATGCCGTTACAGATAAAACAAAACAGGGCAAAAACATAGATCAGCGCGTGGGTAGTAAAACTATCAGGACGGGGGCTATATATGTATATTCAACTATAACGCAAGACATACTAAATAAAGCACAAGAAAACTGGAAGGACGCTTCAACACCTTATAACTGGGCAAAAGATTCTGCCAGTACAGTAGCACGTAGCACATCTAAATATGCTGGAACCTATTGCGCCCTGGTTACAGGAGGCACTACGCAGGAAAGTTATTACCGTTTCGTATTTCCCAAACCTACAGCCTTCCAAGCTAGGGAAATAACAATCACGGCTTATGTCAAGACCTCTGGTGTTGGCGTAGGAGTCAGGATTATAGACAGCGGTGGAACAACAAACTGCACTACATATCATACAGGCGGTGGAGCTTACGAGCAGTTAACAGTTACCCGAACTATAGACGCATCAGCTACCTATGTGTATTTTGACATCTTCTGTCTTGTGCCATCTATAACAGATGGAGGTTTTGAGGCTTGGAATGATGCGACCACCTTAACAAACTACACCGTTGATGCTGGTTCGATAGCACGGGAAGCGGGAACAGTTAATGCCGGAACTTATTCCTGCAAAATGGACACTTCCACTGCGGCTGAGATACATCAGGACGCTACCGGATGGAATAATCTTCTAAGAGGCACAAGTTTTACTCTCGCTCTTTATGGTTGGGCTAACGCAGCTAATATCAGGATAGGTATAGAAGATGGCATAGGAACAACATGGAGTGCCTATCATGGTGGGACTAGTGCTTGGGCGGCATTAACTGTTACCCGTGTACTGGATGTAGCGGCTACCAGGTTGAGAGTAATAGTACAACGTACAAACACCGCTAATGTCGCTTATATTGATGGTGCGTTATCTTTAGGCCGGACTGCTGCCCCTGTTTTTTACGTAGATTCTATTGCTATGGCAGTTACGGGTGGACTGGCTTATACCTGGTATGGAACACCAATAGAGTTCTTTGAAAATGACGGCCAATTATACCTTCTTACCACTAAAGAGTTATGCCGATGGGACGAGACAAATAAACAATGGCTCATAATAGCTTATGCCCCTACTGCGGCAATAGGCAGGGATTTCACGCACGGCTATTCCTTCAATGACTATATCTTCCTGGCGACCGGATATAGTAACAAGTGGTTCTATGCCGATGCAACTGAAATATTCACCGAACACCCTAGCGCCAACGCGGTAGGATATCGATTCAGAGCGAACGCACAAACTTTGTGGGTGCAGACTGCTAAGAATAAGGTCAAGTCTACTGATAACCCCGAAAACTCAGGCCCCTCTTTCACCACAGAGACAACTATAGGTGATTCCAGCGCCACAATAACGGATATGTGGCCTTTCGCTGGCTCTATGTTCTTCGGCAAAGACGATGGCTTAAACTATATAGATGCTGCGGATGACCTATACCCTGGCCCATCATTCCGTACCGCCCGCAATGCCTACAACTTCAAGGGTATGCGTTCCTGGGTATCGAATAGTTATGATCTCTTAATGTGTCCTTTGGGTGTGAACGGTCTATCGTGGTACACGGTTGCGGGAGTGATGGGTGATACATCCCCGGCCTATCGTTGCCCCGATATGAGTGCCTATCATGGGAGAATAACGTCTTTAGCTCCTGATTATGGGGAATTGTACTTTACAGCCAATCCCACAGGCTCAGATACCAAGTCTATGCTCATGTCTTATAAGGTGGATTCGGAAAGCTGGAAATTATACCCACTTAATGAGATTAACCTTAATCCTGTTTATGCCAGTTATATTAGTAGCCTTCAGGCTACAAATAGGCGTTTATGGATGGCGGGTTTAAATACGGCAAGTATCAATATAAATTATATTGTGCTATCTAATACTGCCGATCCCACAGATGATACCGCATACCCATTTGACATTGATAGTACCAGTACTCAAGAAATGAGTGAAAATGACTTCGGAAAATCAGGAGAGACTAAGGTATTTTTATATGCAGATATAGAGGTTGCCGGATGTGCAGCCGCCAGAACAATAGTAGCTAAATATCAAATAGATGGCGGCACGTTAACCACTCTAGCCACTATCATAGCAAATGGCATGGTACGACATTACTTTCCAGTTAATACTACTGGTAAGAATATAGCCATGAGTTATGTTCCCGCATCAAATACAAGTGCTACTACCCCCGAACTGCTCAAAACTGTTCTAGCTGCCCGAATAGCGACAGAGCCTTTCGAGATATTCACCATGACGGTGTTGCCCGACAGCGGTGCAGTCCGGCATGGCTCAACCCCTGGTACAAGCACGTACTTGACTACAAAGGCCACAATGGATTTAATCAGGTCAATGGCGACATACCATTACGTCAAGATGACGCACTTCCTTGATGACCCTACGAACGGCACAGTCAAGTATGTGAGCATAATAGCACCGACACCGCAACGCTCATGGCAATCCAGACAGGAAAGCCGTGTTGATTTAGTAGGACTATACGCACCAACGAGTTAATAAAACTAGGAAAGGGTGAGCTGATGGGTTTCAAAACATTCAACGATAGACTAGCTTTTGTATATACCATTGTCTTCGCTGGTTTGTGGATTCTCAATCACTGGTATCCACTCCCTGGCGAAGTGCTTGGGGCTTCAATCGCTATAGAGACATTGATAGCTCAGTATTACTTTCGCAAGGCCGCTCCTGAATCAGCAACCACAGAGCCCAAGACTACGCCGGAGGTTAAGTGATGCCTGAATTAACCGGTCTAACCGATGAACAAATGAAGAAGTTTGACAAAGGTATGGATGCAATTATAGAACTTCGAGCGGTTGTATTAGGCGTAGATGGTAGGGGTGGATTGGTTAAGGATATGGAGGAAACTCGCTCCGAGGTCAAACTAGCCGTCAAGGAAATGTATTTCAATACCAATGAGGGAAAAAAGGATGTCGCCGTTCTACTTAATGATGTAGTTACCATGAAACCCAAGGTAGAGAAAGTGTACAAAGCTATATTCGGCAACGGTGATATTGGTCTCTGCGAAAAAGCAGATACAACCCGTAAAATGGTAATCGCCATGTTTGGCATTTCAGCATCAATACTACTGGCTTTAATAGGTCTATTCATTCAGCACGTGGCTAGTTGACCATGCCGGACTACGAATTAGCTGAATTGAAGCTAGACGAGGCGTTAGCTCGATGGCAGAAGAAACATGAGTTAAAGGACTTCGAGGTCGTTGACATAGTGCTGAGACATTGGCTGAGTATATACCACAGGGAACGATGTATGAGCGAGGCGAAGGACGTGCAGAAGGTCATCTCTAAATAGGATGAGACATTGAATTGAAAGGAGCTAATTAAATGGAATGGCAAGAAATCGTAATAGCAATATTGGGACTCATGGTACTGTATCTCGGTACACAGTGGGCAGCGATCAAGAAGCTCATTAAGGACTTCTCGGCGGCGGCGGAAGACGACAAGTTCACCAAAGAAGAAATAGCCACGATAGTGAAAGATGCTGTAGCGATCGGCACAGCGTTCAAGAAACTATGGGGCGTTGTTTCCGGTATCTTTAAGAAGAAATAAGTATCAAGATCCGTCAAACACCAAACCCCTTCGGGGGTTTTATTGGAGAAAAAAGGAGCGTGCAATGAACTGGATTAAAAAGAACGTCAGAGATACCTTGCTGGTAATCGCCATTATCTTATCAATTTATGCTTCTGTGGTAGGCACGGTGGCACTCAACAACGATGACAACCAGAGCGGCATGCGGGTAGGGACTTATGTGCCGACTGTGGTGAGTCCCAGCATCACCAACTCAACCTTGACCTCTGGCAAGATTGTTGTATCTTCTACAGGCGGGCTACAGGCTGATGGCGTGGTGCAAGGGAGCTTAGAGTCACTTAACGCAGATGCTATTGTGGTCGCCTCGGATGCCCCTGCTGCTGTTATAGCCTACGCTACTGTACTACAAGCTGGGGGCGGTTTAGTATGGGTGTGTGATGGAACGTCGGATGAAGTCCAGATAAATGCGGCGATTGCAACATTAACTACAGGAGGAGTAGTTTATCTTACAACAGGCCATTTCTATATAGCAGCCCCGATAACCATAGCCGATTTGGACAACATAACGCTAGAAGGAACTGGTAGGAGTAAAACATCTGGAACAAGTACCGCTGCTTCTTACAACTTCACAACGATATGTTTAGCCAATAATTCAAACTGCAACATGATAAACGTCACCCATTCTACCCGTACATCTTGGAATATAATTATTCAGCATATGACCTTATGGGGTAACTACTCCAACCAAACTTCCGGTGAAGGTATTAGTTTAAATACCAGTATATCTAAGGTGATTGACGTTAGCGTAGAGTGGGTTAAAAATGACGCCTTCCATTTAACAGCGCCTAACTATGCAACAGAGACAAGTAATGGCACTCAATTCCGTGATGTATACGTAAGAGAAACAAATGGGAATGCCTGGGAAGCCGATTCCTATGTTTATGATACCTATTTTGAAAATTGTTATGTTTCTGGTGTGCGAGGTGCACATGATGCTTGGTATATCAGTGGCGGAGGCGGTTTCAGGTTTAATTTCTGTGAGATGGATAACTGTGAGCAAAGAGGTATCGCTTTAATATCCACTTCTAAAGTCCGTATATCAAATTGTAGTTTTAGTGCTGCTATGACTGGGAGCCAAGTTTATATTTATAATTCTAATCAGATTATCGTAACTGCTAATAACTTCTACCCTGGTTCCTTATCAAATTACCCAATAGAGTTTGGAGCTGGCGGCAGTTGCGACATGATAACCATAGATGGCAATATATTTTTCCAGGGCTCAAGGGCTATAAGGACGTATGTATCTGTATTCACCAACTGTGCTATAACCAACAATATATTCAAAGGCCAGAACAGTTCTCCGCCTATTTATGATATATCTGCAATGAGTAGTTGGTTTATAAAGAATAATACAGGCTATATAGTTCCTGGCGAAATCCGCACATACTCCGGTTCTTTGGTCGCTGGCCTGGTTGGCCTGCCCGTTATGGCATGGCAGAATCCCAACTCTACTGCTTTAACGGTGACAGCCCGAACGCTCATTACAACGCCTTCGACTGCGGCGGCGGTCGGTGACTTGGGCAGAGCCACTACGGTGGCGGTAGTCGAGGATGCAGAAGATGTATGGAATGAGGCCTTTGCCTCAACTGTCACATTAACAAATAAAGCCCTGTCTGTATTAACCGAATCAGGTGCAGCAATCACAACTGGTGGTGTAGACCTTCATGTTACAACTGAAGGAGCGTTCACAGCCGCTGTTCCATCAGGATATACCGCTACGGCTACAGGCGACGGCACTGGGGGCTATGTTACGGTTTCTGGTTCTCCTGCTACATTAGTAGATGGTGCTGATATAACTGTGACAGGCACAGGGCATATATTAGTCACAGTGACTAGTGTCTGCACCAATGCAGTCAATACCACCTACGTAGAGCGTGGGACAAACTGTGTGGCCTTCACCGTGCCAGTTACTGTGGACACAAACGACCTTGTAGCAGTGGAGACTCACACCAGTTTAGACCTATCTACTGTTACTTATTTACTGTTGAAACTCAGAGCTACGACTACAACTGCTGCGGGTGATTACCAGTTACTATTAGATGATACGGCGGGCTGTGCTTCTCCTTTGTATAGTTACAATCTGCCCGTAATGACTGCCAATACCACTGCCTTAGTCTGTCTCGCTGTAAATGGTGGTGCTGTTGGTGCAGGCAGTTCTACTCATATTGGCTTGAAGTACACCGATGCTCATTCAGTGGCCAATGTCATCTACATTGACGACATACGAGGTGTGACCGTTGGGACTGAGCTATTCAATGACCTGGCGCTTAATTCCACAGCCTACACCAGTGCTGACAGCGTGACGGCTAGCGCTCCCCTCTATGTGGGGGCTAAGAACTCAGATGGCCTGGACTGCATCATCATGTACAGTCAGACACAAGCTACTACCGATTTAGTGGGGACTTACTACGTAACCGCACAGGGACAATAAAGGTAGGTGAGATATGCTGCATCCAATAAGTCAATACAAGCTAGGAGCTAGATATGGATAAAATCTTGAGTGGTTGGAAGAAAGACCCGTTCGATTACGCGGCTACTTATCACAAGCCGGAAGTGGCTAAATTGCCGGAATATGCCAGCCTGTATGACTACGTGCCATATGTTCGCCATCAACGGGATATGCAGTCATGCGTAGGCTTCGGCATGGGTGGGGCATTGACCGCTACTATTAAACAATACTTGGGGATGAAATCACACCCGGAATGGTTCAGTCCTCAATGGATTTGGAACGGAGCTAGGAACATTGAACACACGCTTACGCAGAATGTGGGTGTATATCCCCGCGATGCTATTGCCTGGCTACAAACACAGGGCATGTTGCTAGAGCATTTCTGGCCATACTCTCCTGTGGAACTAGATGCCGGTTTCCCATCTAAATACGCCGATAAAGCTATCCTATACCCTGAGTTCAAGGCTATACGTGTTGATAACGGAGTGCAGGGGCTTATGTCTGCGTTGGCTGATGGGCATGTGGTTGCGATAGGTACGCCCTGGCCTGTTAAGTGGATCGCTGCGCCACAGGGGGTACTGCCTGAGATAACGGTTAATGATGAAATATTGGGCGGGCATGCTACTTTCATTTATGCGTACTCCAACATGTTTGCAATCCAGAACTCTTGGGGCGATGGTTGGGGAGCTTGCGGCCGGTGCTGTATGCCGATGCAAGCGTTTGAAGTGTTCAAGAAGATTGGCGGCTATGACGCTCACTACTTCACCTTTAAGTTGCAGGAGGCAAAACCCGGGACAAGTATCTGGTATAAACTGTGCCGTTTATTGAAGACCAGTTGACACCTCATTACACAACTTGACACTAGGGGCTGATGTCGAAAGGCATTGGCCCCTGTTTTTGTGTTTAGCTTCAATTCCGAGATAGGCTTCACCTAATGCGTTTCTAGGGGGGTCTGGCGACTAGGCCGCCCAGTTGGTCTACCCGCTAACCCCATAACCCATCAACCCCTACTGCGACCCGCCAGGACGCCTAAAAACATGCGACCAGATGTTCTATCACCAATGGTTAGTAGTCAACCTTCTATGGTCTTTCTTTGGGTTATCTTCCCGGTCTTTCATAGGGTACAGTATGCCATTGGGTGTCAGGTGGTAAGGCACGTACTTCCCGTTTTCCCGCTCTATACAGTAGATAAAATGATCTGTGGTCATTTGCAAGCCCCAAGCTAGTTTCTTAATGGTGTTGTAGGTTATATTGTTTTGGGGATGGTTCTCTAGTTCGCTGAGCCGGGACGGGCTAATGCCACAGACACGGGCTAGTTCGGCCTGTGAAAAGCCTCTCTCGATGCGGAGATACCGAAGCCTCTTTCCGAGGTGCAACGAGGGTGTGATCACTCAATGAATCCGCTCTCATCTTCAAGCAAAAGCCCTATGAACTCCAAAGGGGATAAACCAAAACCTTTAGCCAGCCGGACAGCCATTAATATAGTTATACCTTTAGCCTTACCCGCCTCCAACTGCGATATATACGACCGCTCCACGCCAGAACGTATAGCCAGTTTCCGTTGGCTTATATTGTGCGTTTCTCTTATTCTTTTCAGCGAACGACTGATGGGTTGCATATTTATACCTATCGGCCGCCCTATCTATCACACACCATAGTAAGTTAAACAATATATCCTGCTCTCCAATAACTCTCATATAACAATGTTGGCATTTCCCCAACGTAGTAAAACTGTATCACATAAAAAGAATTTTGTCAATAGGCAATAAAAACAGTTCTAAAAGGTATTGACAAGAGACATGGTACGTGGTAGTATTTCTATAGGTGATAAATGAAAACAACAGTAGATAATAAAACAATAGTAGAAAAGCTAATCCAGTACCAAAAAGATCATAATCTCAATGACACTGAGATGGCCAACACTATACATATTAAGAGCTATTATTGGA